GTTTCATTCTCCTAATAACATATTTTACAGGAACACTTCTAGCAAAGAATGATAATGATGTAGAAACTAAACTGTCTCCAACACTCTTAGTTTGAATACCTTTACCTATTTCATTATTTTGAGGACTAATATTAGAAGAACTGCTTACAGAAGCACTAGCAACAGAAGTTATAGCTTCTTGTGTGTTTACTAATCCTAAAGAATTAATTGTTGTGAATGATGTAGAAGTTCCAACCCAGTTAACAACAAATGAATTATAAAGACTTGAGAAACTTTCTTTTACATTATCTTTTGCTAAGAAAATACTAAACAAATCAGTATTTGTATCTACAACTAATGGTTCTTCACTCTGATCATACCAATGATCAACAGAAGGAGATACTTCACCATCTCCAACATACTGAAGAACAACAAATGGATTTGGATTTAATGTCTTAGATGCAAAGTCATTTCCAAGTAAAGATAAATGTGAATATGGAAGAGTTACCATATCACCAGACTTCTTATAACCAGATACTGCTCTTTGATCATCTCTAACATTAACTTCAGTTAGAGATATAGAATCTTCTTTAGACTGTGGACGTAATACAGACTGTTGACTATCAATAGCACATCTATAATCAAGAGATTGTAAGTTACCAACTTTATGTGCCTCAAAGTTATCAACAAAGAAACCAGACTTAAATCTATCAAGTCCAATTTCATCCTTAACTTGCATGTTAAGAGCTTGCTGTTCTAGGATGCTAAGAGTTGTATAGTATTCAAGACGTTCAATACGTTTTTCTAACTTACCAATATCCTTCATCGTATAACGACGATTATCAACTGGTGTTATACGTACATCTTTACTTGTCTTTGTAAATGCAGGAATATATGCATAGAAAAGAGGTACAGCATCATCAATAGGATCTGGTTTAGATGGGTTAAGAGATGAATTACCTTCTTTAACTAAGAAGTTTCCTTTTTTATCTAAGAATATTCCATCAATACGATCTAAGTATTGAGCCTGACTGAATGAGAATGTATATTCTAGATTAGTATCTGGAGCTGGAGTGCTAGAAACTACTGCACCTGCACCAGAGAATGATCCAGTGGTTACTTCTAAAGTAGACTTATCTAAGAAACCTGGAATAATAGCATCAGTATCAACCTTGGGTCTGAAATCAATTACATTCTTAAGTTCTAAATTACCATGAACTGAAGAATTAAATGTTGGAATTTCATCTTCTGGTACACCTGCATCATGCAAGTAACTATCAATAGTAATGAAATCTCCTTGTGATTGCTCAAAATAATCAAAAGCAATAAGTAATTGACCAGCAGCAGGTTCAAAACCTGGTTTTAGAACAATACGAGAAACATCATAGATCGTATCTCTTTGTCCATTATCAAATGTATAGTTATTAGTAACGTCAGTTCCTGAAATTAGATTACCAGCTGTATCTACAGTTGGTGGTTGACTTGCAGTACCTTCGTAAATATATCTAAGTTTATATGCATCAGAATAAGATAGAGTTTCTACAACCTCAGTATCGTAATCACTTCCTCTAAATGGAACAACACGATCACCAGCAGATGATATAACCAGTCTCTTATTCTTAATAGCAGTTTTTAATCTTGGTTTTGCATTTTCAACTTCAAGAGTTGCAGTCAACTTAAGTTTAGGGAATGTACCATTAGATGGAACAGTTCCAAAATAATTTGATGGTAACTGTAAACTAATACTACCAGATGTAAGACCACTTGCAGTATCAGTAGAAGATGTTATTTCTACTGCACTGTTATCAACATAAACAATATCTCCCTTCACAATATCAGGAGCATCACCTGGATCAAGTACAGTAACTATAAAATTATTTTCAGTAAATGCTGCGAATCTTTGTGTACCAAATGGTAACTGTGCAGCAAATGTAACCATACCACCACCAGAAGAAGCAGTAGTTACGAAATCTCTACGGAAGTAATATTTAATCTTAGTATCATCTCCACCAGCAGAAACTTTTGATACTTGCTTACTTCCTGTTGGATAGATAAGACTTCCAGAATTTGTATTCTGTAATTTTGGACGTAAACGAACAATACTTGTATTAGTTACATCTCCTGGTAATGCTGTATCAAAGTAAATTCTACTCTTAGAAGATCCTTCTTGCTTAGTAGCATATTGTACAATAGCACGAACTAAGTTATTTGATTCATCAGAGAATTGAATTAGATCTCCTTGTTGTACTAATATAGAAGCATCAGCACTAAAACTTGTAGATTCAATAAAGCTAGATCCTTGAGAACCAAAGAATGTGTAGTTAGTAACTGCTTTAATTTCTGAAAATACTTGACTATCTACAACAACATCTGCAGAGAAGTTATTTGCATTTCCAGAACCATAAGCACAACCAATTGACTTAACGTTCTGTGGTGTATATGTAGTTACACTATTACTAAACAATACAGGAACTGCTGCAGCTGCAGCACTTGGAGTTGCAGCACCATCAGGTTGTTTTACTGTTACAGCAGGAGGTTGTGCATACTTTGTATCTACTGCACGTCTGTTAACAACAGTAGCAGCATATACTTTACCATCAGTGGACTTTTGTATTTCAATTTTAGATCCATCAAATTCAGTTCCATTGATTAACAACGATACTCCATCTGCATATCCTAATCCTCTATTCTGAACAACAAAATGAGATATAGTACCATCAGTAGCAATTCTTACTGTATTTCCATCTTCATCTCTAAGAGTCTCTCCAGACTTAAACTTACCAGAAAGAGTTTTAACAAATAATATTTGATTTGTAGAATATAAACCACTAGCAGATCCTTCAACAACACCATATGCATTACTACTAATTCCAGTTACATACATACCCTCATCAAAAGGATTAGTTCCACTTGGAACAGATTCTAAAATAATTTTAGTAAAGAATTGTGGATCAAAATAAGAGAATCCAAATGTAGTATTATATGCAGCAGTACCTTGTCCTAAACGACCTTTAGAAAGAATAATATCTTCATCTGAATTAAAACCAGATCCTCTTTCTTGTAAGTAGAAATTACTTGGTTTTGCTTTACCAATAACAGGAGTAATTGTATTTTGATAATCTACAATATGACCAAAAGCTTCTGCTTCTGTTTGTGCATCTGAATCTGTAAGATAAATTCTTCTCTTAAATTCAGAATCAGTTAAATCATATTCCTTCAATAAAAGTTCTAATTCATTCTTAGGACCGAATACTGTAAGTTCTAAGAATTGAACAGATTCAGATGCATTAATAAGTGGTTTATTAATAGTTGCAAATGAAAGAGTCTTAAATGATCCAATAGCAGTTGGTGAACCAACATCACTTCTAGTTTTGATATAATATAAAGTTCCAAATTGAGATTGGAATGTTGCATCTGTTACAGCACCAATCAAAGTTGTTGGATTTGTAATCTGTAAAGTAATAGTTTTTATACCATGATCAACACTAAAGTTAATACCTCTTCTATCAACAGTTTGTCTATGATCTGTTGGATTTTCAGTATTATTCAATCCAACAGTACCATCATTAAATGTACTGTATAAAAATACATCAGGATATGCAGTAAGATCAGATCCTTCTTTGTTTAAAGGAACACTACCATAAACGTTAGTAACGTTAAAAGTTGGTAAACCTTTACTCTTTAAATTTACATTATCAGTAGAAAGACTTTCTCTTGCTTTATTGATTTCTAGATACTTAGTCTCTTTATTAACAATCTCATAACCCTTAATATATGCTTTACCTGGTCCTATACTAGCAACCATCTTTCTGGCAGCTTCAGCAGCAGTATATCCATTGTAAAGATCAAATATGTCAGCACCATAAAGACCTCTATTACCATCCTTCTGTGCCCACTCTCTTACATCAACATCAAAATTATCTACAACATAATCTCCAGACTCATCAAATGTTCTACGAGCAAGAGTTTGTTCTAATACACTAAAATCTGTAGATTCAATCTTTCTTTGAATAACTCCTCTTGATACTGTAAGGAGTTGAATAAAATTCTTATCTGTAATTGCATCAAGAGCAAATTCTTTTAACTCAAGAGATATCTTAAGTCTATGAGCTCCAGGTGCTGTATAGTTTGCAGAACCAATAGAATTATCATATAACGTTGGTTCTTCTTCAGGAGTTACAATCTCCTCTTTAATAGTAAATCCAACTTTTGCAGATGGTTTATCATAATACTCATCAATAACAAGTAATGCTTCATCATTACGAACAAAATATCCATTAACAAAGTAAATACCTTCTTCTACTTTAACAGCAGAACCATAACCCATTGCAGAACTTTCAAGAGAAGTTACTTCTCCAGTATCAGGGTTAGTTACTTGAATACTCGTAGGAAGTACACTACCGTCTGTACCTACCACGAGTAAAGGAGTATTTACACCATCAACAACTTCTAGAGTCTCACCTTGTCTAAAAGTTGGTTCTGTATTTGAATTACCACTATTAATGTAACTAACAAATAAAGTATCAGCAGAATCATCTGTTGCTAATTTTGTAGATAATACTGTAGCAAGAACACCAGAAGTTAAACCTTTCAACTGCTGACCAACTAGCTGAGAAATGTCGTACTTCTTATAAACAATATCAGTTCCATCACTAACTGCTACTTCTGAAACAGAAGATAGTTTAACATAATCTAATTTTGTATTCAGACCTACTTCACCAGGAATGACAAGTTCACCTTGTTTAAAGGCATACTTACCAAAACTTTCTACTTGGTTTTGTAGAATGGATTGTAATTGTGTTAACTCTCTTGTCTGAATAGAGTATCCTGGACGGAATAGAATTTTATAAAAATTCTTATTCGCATCAAAATCCTCGTAATAAGGGCTTACATTTAGGTTGGTCTTCTGTGGCATCGTACTCCGCCAAAAATACTATGTATCTAATCTTTAGTATTTAGCGTAGTTTCTACAACTTGGAACTAAGATAATTTATTAAGGATTATTTTTAGACATAGAATGCCCACTAGGGGTCTTTGACCTTGCCTCACATCCTATTAACATAACTGGAAGTAGATTCGCAACACTCACCCATCCACGATGATCATGAAAGAAACTACCTGTTATTGCCTTAGAACTCAATAACTAGTTTAATATCTTCTATCTGGTCAGGTGCACGAGTAATTAGTCTTCTGTTCTCAACGTAAATTACGTCTCCAGAGTTATTTTCAATCTCAGGATTAGCAAGACCACTAGAGAATGTAACACCTAAAAGTGCACTACCATAACTTGTATTTACTGTACCTTCAGCAGCAGAAAGTTCGCCACTAATAACATTAGAACCATTAGACTCAAATGCTCTTACAACACCCTGATCAGTATGAGCATCATTTGTTTGGATGTACTTAAGAACACCAGCAGTTGTTGAACCACTATCAAGTGTCCAAGAAACAACTGTACCTTCTGCAGTACCACCACTTACAGTTTGTGTAATTTTTTCATCAACACTAAAGTCTGCAGTTGCACCACTGATCTTAACTGCTTTCAATCCAGATAATGTATCAGCAGTTGCAAATGTTGTTGTACCATAGTTATATGGATCAGCAATAATACCAATTCTACGGAAGTCGTTATCTACAGGGAAATCTCCAGAACCTTCAGCGTAAGTCAAACGAATGTTTGTCATTACACGCTTACCATTAAGTTCTGTCTCATGATCTGAACCATGACCACCTTCAGGAGCTAGAACAATTTCAAAAGCACCTGTTGCAGTAGCACCTGTTGAAACTGCATCACCAGGAGCAAGACCAGGATCGCTGAATAGATTACCATTTCCTAAGAGAACATTAGCATAGGTGTAACCTGATCCACGATTCTGAATAGTTACAGAAGCTGGATCAATAGCACCACCAACTGTTGTAAACTGAAGTACACCATTCTGACCATCTCCTTTGATGCTAGTGTATAGTGTCTGTGAAGCAGGAAGGTTTGCACCAACATCTTCAACAAGAGCAACATCAACAGCACCAGCAACAGCAGCACCAGTAACAGCAGTTCTAGAAGCGTTAGCTGGAAGAACGATTGGCATAAAGTCTGAAGAAAGGAACTTCAATACATCATCAGTTGGGATGGTGTACATATACTTCCAAATATACTTAGCACCAGTTGTCTCTGTATAAAGACCTGTGGAATTAGAGTAGTTACCACCTGCAGTAGTTGGTTCTTCAGTAGCGTTTTGTCCAGTTGTGTTAGAAGGATTCTCTCCATTATAGAGACACTTGAATACTTCGTATGCAGAGTTCATTACATAGAACTTAGAATCAGCAATACTATTTGCACCAGATGCTGACTGTTTACCTATTTGACCACCGCCACCTGGTGTAGCAGAATAGTCAGGTTTCCACATATCAAATTTAGGGTTAGCAACTAGATCCCAGTTGTAACGACGAATTACTGTACGAGCAAATGAACTAGTAATACGCTTTGCAGCAATCAATTCATCATATAGATTAATTTTTTCTCTTTGGTTGTCTAGTGGTAGAGGTGGAACATCCTCTGTAGCGTAGCGATATACACCAGACTTAGCAGTGGCACCTGTGTCGGATCCACCAGCACCTCCAGTTCTACCTTTAAGGTCTGAACCAAGAGCTGGTGCGGAATTTACACCGTTGCTGCCAAACACGTCGGTCAAAAGGAGGGCACTATCATAAACTGCAGCAACTGTGGCACGGAAAGTAGTGGAACCATACGTTCCAACATACACTTCATTACCAACTACAAAAGCCGTTGAGTTTTTGGAATAAACTTCCAAATATGCTTTCCATGGTTGTGGTCTTCCCACAAAGAAGTACATTCTAGATCGCTCTGTACTAGTGTCATTAGGACCTTCAGTAAGAGATTCTAAAAATTGTTTAGCATTGAAAATCCTAAACTTATCAGAGATAATAGCAGCCATTGTTTTTCTGTTCCGACGATTTGTAGTTTGTGCCTGAGTTATTTATATTTATAGCAATATTTAGTTATTTTTATACGGAATGATGGTTGCATTGTTTTCAATGCTTGTACTTCCGCTTTCTACAGTGCATCCAGTGAACTGTGTCGCTGTCTTTCCTGTGTATTTTATAATGTTGATTGAACCAAAACTATCATGTAAGAGTAACCCTTCATTAGGGAAGTATGCGGTTGTAGCTACAACCACAGAACCACCAATAGTACCAGAAGCACTTGATGAGAATGCAACTGGGTTTTGAATAGATGGAGGAACTAAGTTAAACTTCTCTCCAGCAAGACTATAACTAGAATCTGCTCTCTCAGTAAAGTCAGCAATAGTTATAGTTGGGAAGTATTGATCCATCAATCCTAAAGTCAATCCAGAGACAGCAGCAGCACCATCATCAAATATACCATCAAAGAATGATATAGTATGACCTGCATTAGTCTTAGTATATTGACCAATGTATTCTGATGATACTCCAAATATTGCGTTAATAATTTCTATTTGAGATCCATCTCTCTTGTCAACATAATATCTATCTGCAACATCAATAATATCAACAGCATTACCATTTCTCTGAACAACAGGATCAGTAAAGAATATTGTTTCCTCATATCCATCAATAACACCACTTGGAGGTGGGATAATAACAACTTCAGTTGCTTCTCTTGTTACAGAGAAATCAGCAGGAGTTTCAATTTGTCTATGAGTCTTCCTTTCAACTCCACCAGCAGAAGCTGATGCACTTATCATAGTAACATCGCTTTCAGAGTCAATTGTTACTACACCACCAAATGCAACTGTAATCTCAGGAATCTGTCTGAGGTATGTACCTGCAGGCCATGTTTGAGGAGTTGTATTCTGATGACCTCTAAAAAGTCTTAAGAATCTATCATCTAACTTACCATGATACTTAACAACCTCATTACCAATCATCAATAATCCATAACCATCAAACTTAGTTGTGTCAGCAACGTATGCTATATGCTCATTAAATAGTAGATCAACATCTAGGAATGATGCATTTTCAAAGTAATTGATATTATCTAATGAATTATTTTCAATCTCAATATTAATATACTCAACTATTTGTCTACTCGTTGTTTGAATAGAGTTGAGAGATACAATATCCTGTACTTCAGCTTTAAGAACAGTTTCAGAATCCTGAAGTCTTAGTACACCACCTTCTCCTTCATACTTAACAGGTTCAGGTTCAATATAAACAATTTGAGAACCTTCAGATGGAGGTTGTGCCACATCATCAGTTGGCATAGTACCATCAGAATCACCAGCAATTACATTAGGTTTACCAGTTTCAATTATGTCATGAATATGACGGTCTGCATCTGCTGGACTATTGACAGCAACAGAACTTACTGAGTCAATACCTGCAACTTGATTAGCAAGAACATTAACTGTTGAAATTGCTGACATTCCACTGATATTAACATCAGGGTTAACTCCAATATAGATTAGAGATACACCAATGTCTCTTTCAGATAAAATATCATATCTTCTAGATACAATTACTTTTGGAGCTGCAGAATATCCAGAACCACCATTGATTAGATCAACACTAATAACTTGACCCTTACTGACTAGTACATTTGCACTAGCACCACCACCATTACCATCAACAGGAATAAACTCCAGTACTGGAGGTGTTTCATATTGATATGCAGTTGGTTGAGTTAATGGATCATAACTACGTTGGTTCCATGTTAGTTTTGTAATAGATCCATTCTCAATAGTGGCAACTACTGAGAGACCTTCTCCTCTCGTAATTCCAGTATAAGTCTCAACTGAGACAACACCGTAAATATCATCAGTTAATGTCTCTTTATTTCTACCATCTTTACTTGTAGCTTCATTAGGTAGAGTTTTTATTCTTCTAAATCCTTCTTCACCTTCTATTCTTATCTTGTCATTATTAGCAAGATATCCAAATGGATACTTATGTGTTTTACCTAAGAAAGTTCCAAACCATAAAGAATTATCATCAGTTAATATCTTTCTTCCTACAGAATCTAATTGGAAATCTAATAGTTCATTACTAATATTTTCAATGCTAAAGGTATATGATCTGTCATATGCTCCTTTAACAGCAAATACAAAAGGTCTACCTGCTTCAATTATAGTATTCTGACATTTCAAATCATATCCAACATTATTTCCAGATCTAAATGGATTTGATACTTCACCAATTACATTAATAGTACCATCTGGCATTGGTTGCCATACATGAATAGGAGCACCAATCTTATCACCCATCCAAGCATACTTAAAGTAATCATCTAATGCACTTGGTAAACCAGTAAATGTAAATCTAGCTTTAGCAAAATATGTATCTGGAGCATAATCAAAGATGTTAAGAACTTGACCGACATCTCTACCATAGAGATATCTAATATCAATCTTCATCTCTTCCTTAATAGGAACATTAAAAGTAATATTAGGACCAGAAACTGTGTATGAATAACCTTTTCTTTGAAGGACTCCATCTAAGAAGACATACATACTGTCTTCAGATTCAATACTTTGTACTGTATAATCTTCTACATCTAGAATTAAGAAAGGACCGTTTCTAACACCATCAACTAAATTGTAATCAATAGTAAGTCTCTTATAATTACCAACACCAATACCAACTACTTTCTCAACTGCAGTCGGTTCACCAACTGTCTTAGCTCCAAAATCTTGATCCCAAATAGGAGCAACATCAAATTTAATCTTGTTGGGAATTACCGTTCTATCAATTACATAAGAATCAAATAATGGATAAGATTCTGTATACTTAGGACGTTGAAGTACAGCATTAATTGTTAGGAATAAATCTTCATCAACATCACTATCTACAGGATTATTATCATCCCAATATAATTCAAATTCTTTAGACTCACCATCAACATAATCTGGTAATGTTCTTTCTACAGGATTTTCTAAAATATTATCACTTAGATTATCATAAAGAGAATCAATTGCAGATATAACATTATTACATTCTTGTCCTAATAATTGTGGATCAGGAATAATATTATAATTTGAATATGTTAATGTAGGAGTCCAATTACCTCTCTTATTAGGATCTTGAGGTGTTTTTTCTACTAAACCTTTTCCTTCAGTAAGAATAGTATTAAAGATTCCGTGGAATGTATTAAGAGCAGATTCAACATCAGAACATACTGGATTATTAGTATCTGGAATAACAGTAGAATCAGTATTTGGTCCTAAATTTCTCATACAGATAATCATCTGATCTTTTGCATAAGAGAATACAGCAAGTGTTTCTGTTAATTGATCAGTAATGTAACTTACTTTTTCTGTTCCTGGATAATCATCCTTTGTGTAATAAAGTTGAGCAGCTTCAACAATTCTTTCATTACCACCAAATTGAAGATGATAAACATAAGCATCAAGAACTATTCCTATATCTCTTTCACACTTAGTTTCTAAAGCATTCCAATTAATTGCTGGATATGTTGTTTTTGCCCAGTTTATTGATGAATTAATAATATATCCTCTATTAAGTGCAATAAGTTGACCTGCTTTATAGAACCTTCCTTTCTGAACTCCACTCCAAGAAAATGTTGCTTGTCCAGTACCAGTAAATGAAGTTGGAACTGTATAAGTGGCATTAACAGCTACTTGGAAAGAATCTCCTGGTTGAACTACAGCAGTGCTAGTTGGGTTAGTTCCAGTTCCAACATCACTACCAGAAATATTAGTTGATCCTTCAGGTGCACCACCAGTAGTGCTTGAGTTTGCTAGTGCAACACTAGATAAAGTAACTTGAGTATTTGTATCAATTGATACAATTTTAGTTCCTGAAGCAAATGCACTACCAGAAATGATATTCATACCAACAGCAAGATTTGCAGTATCAGTAACAGTTACTATATTACTTCCAGCAACATACGCAACGTTTTCATCAGTATAATCCCAATTTCTAATAGCAAGCTTTACTAATCTAGTTGCATAACTAAAGACATCGTTTGATTTTGTTTTCTGATTCTGAATATACAAATAGTCATCATCACTATTAAAAATACTTGAATAATCAATAGTTTTAATATTACCACCAAATCTAATATCGTGTTGATAAGCATCTAAGATTGCTCTTAAGTTTGCTTCGTAATCATCTTGTTTTGTATTCCAATCTATTGATGTATGAGTTTCTTTACCATAACCAATAGTTTCATTAATAATAAACTCTGCGTTTCTTTCAATTTGATTTGCAGCATCAATCCATCTTCCATTACGTTGGAAAATATTTCTAATTTTCTTTAAATATTTTGTATTATATTGATTGTCTTTAAACTGGAATACCTTACCGTAGAAAGTAACTCCTTTATAAGTGGAACCATTTTTATTTCCTGGTCCTAATGGAGGATTAGTAAATATAATCTGATCACCACTAATAGTATAAGCAACTTCAGGTTCTTGAATAATACCATCAAGAGTAACTATAAGTCCTTTAGCTGATGCAGGTGTAAATGCAATACCTTGATCATCAAGAATTTGGAATTGCTTTGTTCCTTGTAATCTACCATCAGTATCATAGTAACCATCAAATGTACCATTAATACTAAACTCAAAAGCACGATTTTCATTGAATAAAAATTCACTATTAGATGCTGATCCAACACCCTTACGAATTCTAGTGTTCTCTACCTTTTGTGTAGTTTGTGTGACAACTCTTCTTGTATTCTCAACAGTAATTTTATTCTTTGCAGGATCCCAAAGTTGTATAACACTGAAATGTGATGACTTTGGAAGTTCCTCTGGCATTGATGCTTCAGCATCAGTCTCAATATCTACTTGTCCAAATAGTTTAAATCCAGCTGGATGGGTAGTAGACTTTATTAAATCTCTCCATTGTTCAATGGGAGTTTTAGATTTAACAACATATGAGTAGTCTTGATAGAAGAAACTATCTAATAATTTCTGATTAGATACACCTAAACGTCCTTTATCAGAATTATAGTAACCTAAGTTATCATAGAAACTAGTAATCTCTTCTGTAAAAGTAGTAACAAATATACTTTTTACTTTTGATATTACAGTACTTCTTAATACACTTCTTAATAAAACATTCTCTCTAATAGTACCATCAATATTTCCTATCTTAAGAAGATTGGAACCTTTTCTATATTCTAATATTTTTGCTCTAAGAACTTCTACACCATCAATGGTTTGAATTACTGTCTCACCCTTTTGATATTCTGGTACTTCTCCACCACCATCTATAGGTTTTGAAGTTATAATTGCACGATTTGGATAATCATTAGGATTTCCAGTAATACCGCCTGGACTAGTTGTTGTACCATTACCATATATCTCATAATTACCATTATTATAAAACGCATCATCAGGTCTATATACAAATTCCCCAAAAGTAACTTCTGAGATAATTAAAGTCTCACCATTCCATTCACCAACTATACCTTTCGCATCTATAATTTCTGCACCAGTAGCATCATCAATATGCTTTTGAGTAACCTCTTCACCTATAGTAAAAGGACCGATGTAAGTTGGAGTATTCCAATATTTTTGTCCAGTTAACTGTGATGGTTTCTTTAAAGATATTACTAGACCTGTTGCTTTAACATTTAAAACATAACTTGAAGAAAAACTAGATGATACTGTTTTATCTTCATGGAATCCACCACCATTTTGTATAATATTAACACTTTGAGGAATTCCAATTGTAGAACTAGAAACATAAGCTTGAGTATCACTTTCTATAATTCTAATTGTAGGAGCATATGTATATCCTTTACCAGGATTAGATACTACAATAGAAAATATTTCACCATTTCTTACTACAATGTCAAATTCAGCATCAGAACCATCACCATCAGTAATGATAACTTTTGGTTTAGAATAATTAGATCCTTTCTCAACTATTTCAACACCAGTTATAATATTAGAAATTGTATCATATGATACATTAGCAGTAGCTCTATAATCTATATTTGGATCAGCTCCTTTAATAATAGGAACCTTTTTATAATTAAGTCCTAGATTGATAATATCTACTGTGTTAATCGCACCGATAGCGAACTGACCAGTAGTAGTATAAGAAATGGATCCAGAACCATCCCAAAGAGGCTGACTAGGAACATCATAAACAAAACGATTTGGGGTAACATAATTAATAATTTTTGTACCTTGAAGTGGGTCTTGTATAATACTAAAATATGCATTATCAGCATTTACTACATTCTTCTTATCAAAGTAATAGAAGTTTGTAAAATCAGTACCTACTTTTTCGTTTAATAAATTTGTTCCTATTCTAGATCCAAATCCAAATATAACATCTGTATATGCTCCAGCATTACCTGGTAATGTAGTGGATGCTGTTTTCTCTACAGTAACTAAGTTATAGTTATTACTTGGACTAATATCAAAATAAGTCCCAGTGAGACTAGAATGAGACGTATCAAACTTGTACTTATAATATTCTTGCAATCCTACATTAGGATTAGGTACAAATGATACATTATCATCTGAGAATTCAAATTTATATCCTACATCTTCTGCAGATTTAATAGAAACTAATCTTTGTGGAGAACTAGAATCAAAGAAACTAGAACTTAATACAACCTTATCTGCATTTGAGCTAAGAGTACCATAATCATAAACAATAGTAATCTTTTGTGTAATAGGATCATATGATTGAACATAACCAGATGTTGCTGTATTGAATATTTTAAAGTTATTAGTAAAGTTATATCTTGAATTATAAAGAGATACTTCTTGTCCATCAAAATGATCTACATCATCTGTTCCTTGTTGACCTCTAGCTACAGTAATTTCTTTATTATCAATAGAAATAATTTTTAAAATCTCATCACCAATCTTAATCTCATCATTATCAGAAAATCCAAGAGCACTGTCTACAACTAACTTTGTAGCACCAGCAGAGAATCCAGCATGATCAACATATAAAGTAAATCTTGATGTTGATTGAGAAGCACCAGATCTTACTAAATCTTCATCTTCAACAGATACATAGTCTCCTCTTTTATATCCAGTACCAGCATTTTCTATTGTAACATTTGATACAATACCTGCATCAGATACAATAAACGTAGCAGTTGCACCACTACCAGATCCACCCGTTAATGAAACTGTAGTATATGTACCAGCAGTATAATCTGCACCACCATTAAGTATTGAAAACTTACCAATACCTGTAAAATTAATATTAGTCTTATTCTCAGGTGGAATTAATGTAGCTTCTTGGTATAATCTCTTTCTTAAATAATATGTTTTTACTTTATCAAAATGACTTGGAAGTATATCAATATCAACGTTATCTCCAACACCTAATCCATGATCAGAATTAGTCTCTACAAGAGCAACACTTTGATTAACTTCAAATGGTTCTAATCCATCACTAAGTGATGTTAATCTTTCAATCCTTGTTCCAGATGTATTGAACAAATCATCAGATTGTATAAAGTATGTGTTATCAACAACCCATGTACCTGTCAAAACCTTGATCTGGACTGTGTTTTGAGAGGATGTTCCTTCTAATACTTCAGCAGTAGCAATAGGTGCATTAACACCATCAGTAAGACTTAATGTTGCACCTTTAGTATATGAACTTCTTTGATCTAGTAAAACTGTAAATGTCTTTATAGCTGCAGAGAAAGTACCAGTATTATCAAATGTACCACTTACATTTTTTAGTACAATTGTACTATCATTCTTTACTGTACCTACAATCTCTCCATAAGCACCAGATGATGGTTGAGTTAAAGTATCATCAACAAATAGATATGCACTCTGTATTACTGTTAACTTAACAACCTTATTCTCTCTTGAATGTAGATAACTAACACCTTTACCTTTAACAGAAGAGATTATAGCTTCTGCTTCATCTCCTTCTGTTCCATTATTATCAAAATATATTTGAGAATTAATAGAGAAGTTACTAGATGAATTAATAATATCTACTGCATCAACAGTTCCAGATCTTACTTCTTCAATCTTAGCAATGAGTCCTTCACCATTACCTTGCATTCCAGCAACATAATATTTTTTAGATTTCTTTGGAATATCAGCTTGATTGATATCAGAATTATAATTACTGTCTACAGGTAACGAATAAAAATTCTCACCTATAACATAGGGGTATTGCGGTACTTGATTACTATCAATAGTAATGAAATAAGCATAAGTTCCTTCTGGAAATTCTGGGGTAACACAAAATCGTCCATTGTTTTCGTCTAGTGTGCCACTCTTATGAGTGTAGGTATAATCATTATTGAATGTACCTAATGGATACTTATCTACTGAAGGACCCTCAGCACGTGCTGCATTTAAAGAATAACTAGAAGTCATTCTAGTAATATTAGTTGTTGCATCTAGTGGGTTTTCATAACCAAAAGCACCATATATGGGATTACCATCATAAGCAAAACCAAGTATAGGGGAATGTGTCTTATCAGTAGGTTCAGAACCTGTATTACTTATATTGTCATTAAGACTAACTCTTAAAGCTTTAGGGTTAGCAATGTACCCATAACCATATTCTAATGCAGTATTATAATTTTGGAAGATATAACCATTCTCAGTATCAAGTTCATTTTCCAATTTTGTATATCTGTTATAATTCCATTCTTTAAGTAAAGGAATACCACTAGCATCTTCACCAACAGGAATAATATCTACAATAACAGTATCTTGGTTATAGAAATTACCTTCATCAATTTTTTCAAATCCAGTAATATTACCATCAGTGTTTACTACTGAATTATAAGTTGCAAATCTTCCTCTACCAGCATTATCTCTAATTCTTATAAGTGGAGGTGAAGAATAGAATTCACCTGGATTCTCAATAGATAAACTTGTTACTTTATCACCAGTAACAACTGCTTTAACAACTGCATTTCTACCAGAAGTAATTGTAACATCAGGTGTTCTTGGAAAAATATCTTTAGTATCTACAATAATTCTTTCTACAACTTCTCCAGCAAGAACTGCCCTAGCTCTACTAGGAACTTGATCTATTAAAACAAATGGTGGTGAAACATATCCTCTTCCTTGAGACAATACTTGAATTTCTTCTAACTTACCATAACGAATACTATCAGGATCTTTATAACTGTAAACAGGAACACCATTTAATAAAATACCAGTATCTCTTCTGGGAGTTGAATATTTCTCAGTAGTCCTTGTAGCTTTCTTTCTAATAATACGAAGTAACTTCTGATCTAATAACTGCTCATTTACTGTAGATCCATCTAAAATCTTATGTGATGGGAAACTAGAACTTGTAATGTAATAATACTGATCATCTCCAAATATAGAAGATACATCTGTAGTTAATTCAGATATAGATGACTCTAATGTTGGGAGAGTTGGTATTAAAGGTGAATTACCTTGATTAAATATCCATCTAGTATTTTTTGTACCAACATTAACTATCTTAGGATCATCAGTTTCAAAACCTGGATTAGAAACTTCAATATTATCGCCAGGACTTGAATATGGTTGTTTAGATTCAGGTGATAGGTTATATACAACACCAAATGTTAAAAGTGTCACACCAGAACCACTAATAGTTACTGGTTTATAAACTGAAGTACCAACAGGATAATTGATTGCTCCTGAAGCTTGTCTTTCATCAATAATAAACTGAGTTACAGTCTTAGAACTAAAAGTAATTGTTTCTGTTCCAATTAAAAAGGATCCTATAGAACCCCATCCAAGAGTAGATGAAACATTAATTCTATTTCCAGTTGAAGCTATACCAGTAAATACCTGTTCAGTTTTAGTTTTAGTTGATATTGCAAAAGATCCATTAACAGTCTCTGGAGCCAACACAATATTATATACTACTTCACCGTCAGAAGTACCATCAGCATATACATTATCAACTGCAGCATCTGCATACCCATATTCATCAGTAGCAGTCTGTACAATCCTTTCTCCTATTAAATTCTTTACATCACCAGATATAACCTTACACTTAAGAGCATATACACTAGTCCAATCAGATTCAGATACTTTATAAGTAAAATCTCTTGGTTTGTATACTTCAGGTTTATCGTCATGTTCTTTGGCAACGATAGTATTAAAAACAAATTTAATAGAACTATCAGTTCCCTTTGCTTTATAGAACTTTTGAATATTTTTAATTAAAGTTCTTTTATCTACTTCACCTTTAAGATATTTCTCAGGAAATGATCCAAGGTATTGATTCTCAAAATTCTTTACAAATGCATATAGGAAGAGGTTACTAACATTATAAACCTTCTGTCCTGAATTATGTGCAGCTGCAGTAGTACCAGTAAAGGTACTTGCGTTATAAAGATCACCTAATGTAGTATTACCGCTAACACCCCTAGAACAACCATTTAAAGTTGTATTAGTTCTAGTTGCATAGAAGATGATCTCATCATCTATTCTTACGTATCCGTTTTTCTTCGGAAAACTCGTTGCATCTTGTAGTACAATTGTATCATCATCACTAGAAATACTAGTGTCCAACAAATCAAACTGTCTAAGAATATTTTGTTCATAGTAATCAATATCAGCGTATTTTTGAATATTATTAATAACATCCAAGGTACCACCCTGTACCTCCTGTGCTTCATAATACTTCTGAACAAACTTGGAGAATAGTTCGTATTCAGTTGTTATAAACTCAGGAAGCTGCGTCTCAATAAGAGTTGAAATTCGCTTTGTTTTTACGGATGGCATTCGTCTTACTCTTTATATGCAGTGAATGAAGAATTGGCAACATCAACATCTAGATATACTTCACGTAGTGCCTTAATATCGTTGGATTTAGGTTTAACTTTAATTGAGATGCGATTATCAAAGAAACTACCTTTAATGATAGTTAAATTATACATCTTAAGTTCACCTTTTACATAATCTATATCACCAATATCCTTGTCAAGGACAACTTTCTCACCAGTTGCAGTATCCAGTCTATATAGGACTATTTTGCCATCATTATCTTCAATGAATACATCAAAATTAGGATACTCTGTTACTCTAAACCCAGTGCTAGACAGGGTAGGTTCATCACAATCTTTATCAAATTCATTTTGAAAACATACTTCATAAAAGAACGTTGAATTGAGTGAAGGATAGAAATCCTTTCTCATTGTTACTTCTGTTATATTAGAATTAATAGATCTATCTGCATCATCTATAACTGCAGCTGCTTTACTATGCCTAAACTTACCATTAAATCTTTCAGTCTTACTAGTCTCAAGATAAGATTGAACTGAACCAATTACTTTGTCTTTAATCTGTGAAGTAGACTGATCAGTTATACTACTATCGTAAAAGACCTTACTTGTTAGCTCAACATATAGAACTGATGGATCTATTAGTTTTGGTTCTACTGAAGCAACAACATACTTCTTTAATTCTTTTATGATCTCTTGTTTTGTTAAAGATGTAAGGTATGTTGCATCTTTTGGTTTTAATGATATAAAAACTTTACCATATTCTGGAGGATCTTGATCTTCTCCACCAAAAATAATGATATCACTTGTTGCTGGATATACTCTTCTAACGATTGCTTCGTAATCTTGTGCTGTTACTGCTCTATCCTGTGTTCCATATGACTTAGGAGCAGTATATTTTATCTTATCAATAGTTTCAATCTCTTCACCGCCAGATGAGGCAACTGTAGAGTCAATAGACGTAGTATATGCATTTGGAGTTACACCATCAGGATTTTCCAATACACCAGCGAATATAAACGTTCTGATGCCATTACTCTCTGAACCTGAAGTTGTTAGGTATGACACTTCAATACGTGTACCATCATCTAACTTCTTGCCGAGAACCCCGTCACCCACTAGGATCTCATACCTCTCATCTTCAATCTCATCTAAGAAAAAGACTTTAGAGTTACCATCAACACCAAGTATGTTATCTGCTATTAGATATGGTTCACTAAAGCTTCCACCGCCAGGGAAGACCTTTACTCTAATAGTATTGGTGTCTATGTTCTGATTGTCAAGAATAAACCTTTGTGATTTCTGTGCTTCTACAATAGTAAATGTATTAGTAATTGATGTTCCTTCTTTTACTGGTACATTTGTGAATATTGCTGTATCGTTTGCTACCTGTGCTTTGAAATCATCTAAAACAACATACTGATAAATGTTGTTGTCATAATTTGCTATAAAACCTGTACCCTTCTTAAGTAATAACTCTGTATCACTTGTTGGGTTTGAATAATTTACTGTAAATGAAACATATGCTGTAGGAGAGGTAGCAGATTTTGGTCTATAACCTAATTGCTTTGCTATTGCTACTACGTTGTCTCTGAGAGTGGCAGAATCAATGAATAGTTCATTGACTACCATATTGGTGTTAAACGCTGTGTAGTACGTATTATACGCAAGTGTATCTACCAGAGTCGCTAATGCCGATCCTTCAAAATCATAATCAGTAAAGTCTGACTGTGCCCTTAGGTATTCTTTAAGGGCAACTTTGATATCCTCAAAGTCTAAATTGGCAACCTGTGTATAAGGCATTATCGTGTACGCTCTAAGAAGAATTCTACAGCTACTGGTGCGTCTTCTCTACCGATAATAGTATAAGACAATTCTACTTCATATCCATTGTTATCAAAATCTGGTTGACAACGAATAGAATCAACTTCAATACGTGGTTCATATTGATTTAAAACATTTGCAACCTCAGATTTAAGAATACCAGCAGATCCATAATCAAGTGGTTCAAACAAAAGATTCTGTATACCAGATCCTAAGTTTGGTTGAAATGGTCTTTCGCCTTTCCTAGTAAGAAGTAAACCTGTAATTGATTGTACAATCGCAGCCTTATCCTTCACTGTGACAAGATCATCAGTGACAGGGTGTTTCTTAAATGTGACACTCAAATCTTTGAATGTCTGAAAGGTCGGCATTTAGACACAGCATGGCTGTTTTTATTTATCTCAATAATCTAACCGTATAGGTTTACGTTATACACTTTGCGACGAGGTGGATACTTATATCTCAATGGTTTCTTAACTGCAAGGTATATTTTCAATAATAATTCTGTACTCATTTAACACTATAAAAGGTATACTTTAAAAATAATTCTTCCCCTTTCTTAATGGGTTTAATTGTCTTCATGTGATAGATCTTTCCCCAATCCTCTTCTTCATACCACTTGACACAATTAGGGTCTTCACTATGATTTATAAACCCACCCAAAGGAGTTCTCATAATATCATCATCCACTACAACATGAGAGATACCAAGATACATCATGGCATCTATATCTACTTTGGCAAATAGTCCTTGTCCTGCGACAGGACTATCTTTAACATGTAATTCTGGTGGAAGTGCTTGATACATTACTTTGGTCTTCTAACTGGTTGTTCGTATTTTGGCTTCATAGTTCTCTCGTTGTATGCATCTAGATCACGAGAATGAATTTGAAGTAGACTGCCAAGAATTTCTTTATATCTCTCTATCAGTTTTTCTTTATCATTCTCTTTTCTAAAGATGTCCTTATCATAACTTGATTTGTCTCTTTGTGCCCAGAGTCGCATTCCGTCAGGTGATAGTTCATCAGCCAAGAGTAAATTGCCTTCAGCATCGTATCCAAACTCCAATTTAAAATCTACAAGGTCTAAACTCATCTCATGGAATATCTTTTTCAATTCCTTATTAATCCATTGAGCACGGTATTCAAACTCTTTAAGTTCTTTACCATATCCCATTAGGTTAATCCTACGATAAGTTAAAAGAGGATCATCTTTCTCATCACTCTTAAGATAGTATTCTACCACAGGATGCTCAAATTTGGTACCCTCTTCAATACCAAAGGTATCTTTAACAATAGAACCAGTAGCAATATTTCTAACTACCACCTCAATAGGAATGATATCTACCTTCTTACAGGTCATTGCCTTATGAGTAGGCATATTAATATAATGTGTCTTTACTGCTCTTATTTGCAACATCTTAAACAAGAGGGTAGAGATCTGACAACAGACCTCACCTTTACCTTTTATATACGCTTCCTTCTTACCATTACCTGCAGTAACTCTATCTTCATACTGTATGATAACTTCATCTTCTTTATCAGTAGCAAATACTGTTTTAACCTTTCCTTTTGTAATCATTGTATTTCTCCTATAACAAATGAATCAAATGACTCTATTAAAGAATCGTAAGCTCTAAGGACATAGAAAGTTTCTTCTACTACGTCAGGTGGAACAACAAAGCAATAACCTATACCTAAGTTAAATACTCGTCTCATCTCCTCTTCCTCTATCTGGCCAGCATTCTGGATGACATTATAGATATCAGGACGTTTCCATGCAGAATAGTCTATCTCTGCTCTGAGACCCTCTGGAAGGCATCTGGGGAGGTTTTCCACAATTCCACCCCCTGTAATGTTTGCCATACCAAGAACAGGTATGTTATGTATTAAAGTTTTTACTATCTTAGCATAGATTCTAGTAGGTTCAAGTAATTCAGGATGTTCTTTTAAAACTAAATCCTGATGCCATAACAAATATCTAACTAAACTAAAACCATTACAATGTAATCCACTACTCGCAAGACCAATTACCTTATCTCCTTTCTTTATATCTCTACCATCTATAATATCTCTTTCTTCTACAACACCAGTACAGAAACCAGCAAGCTCAAGATCATCAGGAACACCCATTCTCTTACCATGTTCTGCAGTCTCTCCTCCAAGCAACGTACAACCTGATTCTTTACATCCCTCTGCTATGCCCTCTACAACAGGCAGGAGCACTTCTGGATTAAGTTTACCACACTTCATATAGTCTAGGAAGTACAGAGGTTCTGCACCGCATGTAATAACGTCATTGACACACATAGCAACTAGGTCTATACCTATTCCTTTCATAATATTAGGATTACCAGTTGCAAGAAGTGATGCAATGTAAGATTTATTACCTACTCCATCAGTACCAGATACCAAAATAGGTTCCTCATACCTAGAAGGAATTTTCATCATGCCATTAAAACCACCAAATCCACCCAAAACCTCAGGTCTATGAGTGGATTTTACAATATCTTTAATGTCATTAACAAAATTATTACCAGCATCTATGTCAACACCAGCAGTTTTATAATCAAGCATGTCTTAATAGGTCAAAATTTGCAGAAACAACAATTCGTCTCCCTTTTACAGGAGGAACTTCATGCATTAATGTAGATGGCCAGATCAAAAGTTGACCAACTTGTGGTTTTAAACACAATTCTTGATCAAACATACCCTCACTTTTCTCTCTACGTTCAAATACTATAGAAGAAGGGTTCTCATCTAGCTCAACATAATAAGAAATTGCAAACGCTGATGGCCAATGATCATGTGCAACGGTGTAATCACCCTCTTTATAATCAGCAAACCAAAAGTTTCTGCATACCCATTCAGCATTACACTTAGGGAAATACCCCTGAGCAACAAAATTAACAGCATCTGTGACAGATTTTACAAAATTATCAAGATGAGGAGACATAATTTCATGGGTTTTCCATGCAGTATGCCATGCCTTAACGTTACTAGTGTTACTTTCTGGGTATTTTTCCTTATATTCTTCTAAAACTGCTTTCAGGTAGACGTTAATTTCTTCATGACCGTCTACAATAGTATCAAAAATAGGAAGATACTTCCTAACATGATGTGTATTAATTGCTCCCATAGGGTTATCCTTGCCAAATTAAGTCGGGCATCTGGTTTTGTCCTGGTCTGACAACAAACATCAGTATAAAATATCCAATAAACCAGATAATATTGAATAACCAAGCTTGTCTCCATAGGTATTTTCTAATTCCCATAGAAATTGCGACCTTTCTCAGGTCATCTTCATTGTCTTCGTTACCTACAGACCTAAAAATCTGTTCAATAATGACTGCAATGATGGTTCCTACCACTAAAGGATAGAAAACAAAGTTTGCAAAAGACATTATTGCTATTAAAAATGTCATATTCGGGGGATACGTATCTTATTTTGTATTAGAGGGAGTAATTCTTGCTCAACACTCTTCTTTATATCATCTATTACATTTACATCTATGTTCATAAATGGTGGGATGATGCCTAGAATACGTAATAGACCGTCTAGAAAGAGAGCTAAACAAGTAAAACCAAGAATCATACTAATGATAGTTGCTTCTCGGTTGTGCTTTGCCATAGAAGCCTCGTCTATTTTACGTGCTTCTTCAACTGCATATTCTATTAGTTTATCAACTTCCTCTTTAGTATAACACAAGTGAGGAAGTATCTGTTTAATTTTTTCTTCGGTCATAAATTATTCCCAATATTCGTCTAGTCTTTCCAACACATTCATAAGAATTCGTTGTGCTGCACCTCTTTGTCTGTCATCCCACTCAGGATACCATGACTTATCGTGAAGACCAGTCTTCATTTTCATAATGTAGGCGGTCATATTGACCTTACTCAGTCGTCCGTTCATATTATTATAGGGGATTACTTTAATATAGGAATAATAGTCCTTCTTCGGACGATGACCATGTGCGATCCCTAACGAATTTAATCGTCATGATCATCCCATTGGTCAGTAAGACCTTTATTATTGAAAAACGCCTTGTATATACCATAACCTGATAGTAAGACTAGGATTACCATCAGTGAAATACCAAAAGTAACATTTGGATTAGCATTATAATGCGGTATGATTGCATTACACTTAGACCACGTACCTGGTAGTGTCCAAACAGGAGGACAGGAACTAAAAAGGAAGGTCATCATTTTTTGCTTTCTCCACTTCTTCCATTAAATCATGTACATCTTTAAGTGAATCTATCTTAGCTAACATATCAGCGATATGCTTATTCACC